CCAATTGTGCAGATGCAGCAACAAGAACTTCAGCTTAAAGCAGCCGAAGTACAGCGCAAAGCCCAGAAAGACCAGATGGACGCACAACTTAAGATGCAACAACAGCAGATCGAACAGCAACGTATTTCCACCCAAGCTGAAATTGAAGGGGCGAGACTTGGCGCTCAGATAGCCAAAGATCGTACTCAACAAGAGTTTGACGCAGCTACACGTGCTGTTGATGAGCAAATTAAAGGGGTGGAATTAGGGCTAAAAATGGGCGAAACAATGCAGCCCCAACAACCAAAAGGAGAGTAAATGGACGTTTTGCAGCATTTATCAAAACAACTGCAAGAAGAACGCCAACGCATTATGGAAGATTTAGCTGATGGCAAAGCTAAAGATCACTCTGCATATCAGTTTTCATGTGGGGTAATCCGTGGATTATTAGTTGCCAACAACTTAATTGCCGAAATGGCAGAAAGGCTGGAAAAATCTGATGAGTGAAATCCTGATTGGGTCTACAAACGATCCAAACGAAGCAACGGTATTACCCGAAACGCCAGAACAGAAAGCAAAACAACTACCAGATCCGTCTGGTTACCGCATTCTTTGTGGCATTCCTCAGATTGAGGACCAGTACGACAGCGGATTAATTAAAGCTGACATAACAAGGCAGCACGAAGAACTATTAACTACGGTTCTTTTTGTTATGAAAATGGGTCCTGATTGTTATAAAGACGAAGCTAGATTCCCCTCCGGGCCTTGGTGCAAGGAAGGCGATTTTATTTTGGTTCGTCCACACGCAGGGACACGGGTAAAGATTCACGGGCGGGAGTTCCGCATTATCAACGATGATTCTGTCGAGGGAGTTGTAGAAGATCCTCGTGGTATTAGTCGCAACTAGGGAGTAAATCATGGCTGAAGAAAAAAATATTGAAGAACAAGAAGTTACGGAAGAACAGGAAAAGGATTTTGAGCTTGAGATAGAGGACGATACCCCAGAGAAAGACCGTGGGCGTGAGCCTTTACCGCAGGAAATGGTCAAAGAGCTTGAGGAAGATGAGCTTGAAGATTATTCCGAGAAGGTAAAAAACCGTCTCAAGCAGATGAAAAAGGTCTGGCATGACGAGCGCAGGGAAAAAGAGCGTGTTATGCGGGAGCAGCAAGAGGCTGTAGATTTGGCTCAGAGGCTTGTCGAAGAGAATAAAAAGCTCAAAGGTAGGCTGTCTGAAGGTGAGAAATCTTTGATTTCAACGGCTACAAGCGCTGCTGAATTAGAGATGGAGATGGCAAAACGGGCTTATAAGGAGGCTTATGACTCGGGTGATACGGACCAAATCGTAGAAGCTCAGGAAAAGCTTAATAATGCTGGTTACCGTCTTCAAAGATTAAAAGGGTATAGACCCCCTTTACAAGAAGAAAATAGTGGTGTACAAAATCAGCAAGTACAGGCACAAGCCCCTCGCCTTGACCCAAAAACGGAAGGCTGGCGCAAACAGAATACGTGGTTTGGTCAAGATGAGGAAATGACAGCAACTGCGCTTGGTCTGCATCAGAAGTTAGAAAAACAAAACGGCGCTAGCTATATTGGCACCGACGAATATTGGAGTACGGTCGATAAGACCATGAGAAAACGATTCCCTGATTATTTTGGGGAAGACGACGAAGCGGTAGAGGCCAAACCTCAACGCACAGAAAAACCAGCTACGGTTGTTGCACCTGCGTCGCGCAGTACGGGACCCAAAAAGATCGTGCTGAAACAGTCGCAATTGGCAATCGCCAAACGACTTGGACTAACTCCTGAGCAATATGCAAGGGAATACGCTAAAACGATGGGAGCTTAATCATGGCTGAAAACAGAATTGCACGTGAACTTGAATCTCGCTCAAAAACCGAGAGACCTAAGCAGTGGCAGCGACCAGAAGTTCTGCCGCAACCAGTAAAAGAGCCTGGCTACCTATATAGGTGGATTCGGGTTGCAACTATCGGACAATCTGATGCTCGAAATGTGTCAGCGAAATTCCGAGAGGGCTGGGAGCCGGTAAGGATTGAGGAGCAGCCTCAGTTTAAGTTCTTGGTTGATCAAAACAGCCGATTCAAAGACAACATTGAGGTCCAGGGCCTATTGCTCTGCAAGATACCAGAGGAGTTTGTGCAGCAGCGAGCAGAGTATTTTGCTAAGCGCAACCAAGCTCAGATGGAGTCTGTAGACAATAACCTGATGAGAGAAAGCGACCCGAGGATGCCAATCTTTAAAGAGCGGCAATCTAAAACGTCGTTTGGTAAAGGAATTTAACTTTTTTAACGAGGTCTTAAAATGGCTTATCCTACTGTGAATGCCCCTTACGGGCTACTCCCGATCAATCTGATCGGCGGTCAGGTATTTGCCGGTGCTACTCGTCAGATTCCTATCGCTTCAGCTTATAACACCAACATTTTCTTTGGTGATGTCGTTAAGCTTGTAACGGGTGGAACTCTGGAGAAGGACGCTGGTACTGCTACCGCTACTCCGGTTGGTGTTTTCCTTGGTTGTTCTTACACGGACCCCACGTTCGGTAAGGTCTTCCGTCAATATTATCCGGCTGATACTGTTGCCTCGGATATTGTTGCTTATGTTTGCGACGATCCCGATCAACTTTATAAAGTCGCTGTGGTGTCCGGCACCGTAGTTATTGGCGATCTTGCTCGTTCTGATGTCGGTGCTAATGCTTCACTTGTCCAAAATGCTGGAAATACGGCTACTGGTAATTCTAAAGTTGCCATTTTGGATACCACAAACACAACGGCAACCCTGCCTATCCGCATCATTGACTTGGTCCCTGAGACTGTTAATGCTTCGGGTGGTTACACGGAAGCTATTGTTAAGTGGAATGCGCCTAGTGCTACAGGCCAAGCCGGTGGGCATCAATATCTTAATGCTACTGGCGTATAAGGAGATAACAAATGGCTATTTCACGCGCACAACTACTTAAAGAACTCCTCCCTGGACTGAACGCTCTGTTTGGTCTTGAATATGCTCGCTACGGCGAGGAGCATAAGGAGATTTTTGAAACCGAAACTTCCGAGCGTTCGTTCGAAGAAGAGACCAAGCTTTCTGGTTTCTCCGCCGCTCCCGTCAAAAACGAAGGTTCTGCCATCGCTTATGACAACGCACAGGAAGTATTCACGGCTCGCTACAACCACGAGACAATTGCTCTTGGATTCTCTATCACTGAGGAAGCTGTTGAGGACAACCTCTACGACTCGCTTTCCAGCCGATATACCAAGGCTCTTGCCCGTGCTATGGCGTACACCAAGCAGACTAAAGCTGCCGCTGTCCTGAACAATGGCTTCAACGCTTCCTATCTTGGCGGTGATGGAGTTACTCTGTTCTCAGGTAATACCGGCGCTTCTCGTAATGGTCACCCCCTGGTCGATGGCGGTACAAACGCTAACGAACCTACCACGGCGGCTGACTTGAATGAGACCTCACTTGAGGCTGCTGTTATCCAGATCTCTGGATGGACTGATGAGCGTGGTCTTCTTATTGCGGCTAAGCCCCGTAAGCTGATCATTCCTTCGGCTCTCCAGTTCGTTGCTACTCGCCTTCTCGAAACCGAGTTGCGTGTTGGCACGGCGGATAACGACATCAACGCTATCAAGTCCAACGGTGTTGTCCCTGAGGGTTATCGTGTAAATAACTTCCTCACGGATACCGACGCTTGGTTCTTGACGACTGATGTGCCTAACGGCCTGAAGCACTTCGTTCGCACCCCCATGTCCAATTCTATGGACGGGGACTTTGATACCGGCAATGTCCGATACAAGGCTCGTGAGCGTTATAGCTTCGGTTGGTCTGATCCTCTGGGTGTATTTGGCTCACCTGGAGCTGCCTAAAGATTGGGGGCCTTGCGCCCCCTTTCTTTTTAGTGTATTTTTCTTTTATCGACTAGGATTTTTACTCATACCGACTGACCTAGCAGACTTTGTAGAGACGGTGTGAGGATGTGCTACAACACGAAAGGAGCCTAAAATGGCCTCAACGACCTTTTCCGGTCCAGTTACTTCCACGAATGGTTTTATTGGCGATGTTACGGGTAGCGTCACTGGCGCAGTTTACGTAGCTGACTTCGTCAAAATGACAGCCATTACAACCGCAGAACTCCCTGCCGCAGCCGCTGGCAATGCGGGTCAAGTCCGTCTTATTAACGACAATGGTGCTGGCAATAATGAGTACTGCCTTGTTATTTCTACCGGTGCTGCTTGGGTTACGGCTGTCGGCGCTGCATTGTCCTAATTAGGAGGCTTACATGAGCTTCGCTAGTGATATTCAGGCAACGACCCTGACCGATACTGGTACAGCGGTCCCTCGCCGTGTGCGCTTAGCGGGAGTCAATGTTGTAGGCACAGCAACGGCTGGGTCATTAACCTTTAAAGATGGTGGTTCTGGTGGAACTACTCGTCTGGTTTATAACACCCCAGCAGCGGCAGGTGCTTACGATCTATTAATTCCTGATAACGGCATACTATTTGATACTGATATGCACGTTACGTTTAGTAATAATGCTCACGTAACAAGCGTAGTCATTCTTTATGTAGGCTAGTTATGGCTAAGTCCCCTGCGTGGCAGCGTAAGGAAGGCAAGAACCCTAAAGGTGGTTTGAACGCCAAGGGCCGTGCCTCCTATAACAAAGCCAATCCGGGTAAACCCGGACTTAAAGCCCCTCAACCCGAGGGCGGTCCCAGAAAAAAATCGTTTTGCGCGCGGATGTCAGGTATGAAGAAAAAGCTCACATCTGCTAAGACCGCTAACGACCCTAATTCACGGATTAATAAGTCCTTACGCGCATGGAAATGCTAAATGGAAATGATGTTATGGAACTTCGTGCTAAGTGGGATAGTGGCATTTATGGGCTTCTTACTTAAAGGCAAATTTGACGAGATTCAACGTCTCGGCATCCTTCTGAATAAGACTCGGGAGGAAATTGCCCGTGATCATATTACCCGCGCAGAAGTAAGGGCTGACTTAGACAAGATCCGTGAACATTTTGACAACGGTTTTGACCGGCTTGAAGCAAAAATTGATGCC